CAATGATCAAGGGCCGTCTCGTTAACTCCCTAATAACCGGACGGTTTACAAGCGGGATCCGTCAGGCCTCCTAGCTCCGTTCATGTATCCGAAAATTTTCGCGTCGCCGTGTTTGACGTCGTCGATCGTACAGGCGCCGAGATAGCATCTCTGATTCGCATAGTCGGGCGTCGTCGGGACGGTGACGACGTTGCCAGGTATGTCGTCTTGCACGCCGGTCCACTCGTCGGCGTCCCAGCCAAAAAAGGCGTAATCTTCGTCGAGCCGCATTTTGTAATCGTTGCCGCGTTCGCCGAATAGCCACAACGTATCGACGAGCCGGGCTTGTAACATTTGGTGTGACCAGGCGGGGCCGGCGGTTTGGTAGTTGAGGCCGTCGAGATAGCCGGCGAGATCGTCGAACCAGCCAAACCGGCCGCGATCGTCGTCGTTGGCTTGCCAGCTTGTATAGTGCGGGGCCATGTGTTGCCAGGACGAGATCCCGGCGGCGTGCGCAGTGGCGCCGATAAATTTGTACGCGTCGATCGAATCTTTCCCCGGCGTGTTCCAGAGGTTCCATTCCCAGCCGGCGATCACTTCGTCGATCGCTTTCGCGGCGATCAAGCGTTCCAAGATCGGGCCGGACCAGTCGGCCCATTGTTGGCCGGTCATGTAGTTGGGGCACGGCGCGATCCGGCCTTCGAAGTCGGCAAAGTATTTCGAACCGAGCATGATCTGACAGTAGGGGACGTAGCGTTTGACGAGGCGGCACGTCTCGATAAATTGGTCGAGGGTGCGGCCGGCGCCGGGCGGCGAGTTCGGGCCGTTGTCGATCTTGCCGATCGAGTCGGCGAGCGAGAGCTTGACGTGTGTATAGCCGTAGCCGGCGGTTTTCTCTAGATAGGCTTCCTGAAAATCGAGCGGGTAGCGGTCGAGAAACCAGCTAAAGATCCGTTCGTACTTGCGGCCGGTGCCGGGGATCTGGGGGGCGCCGGGCATCTCGATCCCCCAGGCGTCGCCGCGCGCGTAGTCGCGATCGTTGATGGGCGGGGTCCACGGGAGCGTCGTGCGGTAGTTGATGGGCGCCGCGAAGGGGGGAAGCGGGCCTCTCGCGATCGGCGCCACGGGGCGGAGGCCGGGTTTAAAACTTTCGAGGCTGAATTGAATGGCGACGGCCTCGCCGTCCGGCAAATAAAAATACTGCGGGCCGACGGTGGGCGAGCCGGTCGCGGCGACGATCTTGGCGCCGTTGGTCTGGACGGTGATCAGGTCGTCGGGCCGGCCGATGAGGCTGTGATTGCTGTAGCCGGCGCCGTCGGTGTAGCGCGACGAGGGGGCGCCGTTGTTGTTGTTGATGACGGAAATTTCGGCGCCGGCGACGGGGGCGCCGAGCGGATCGACGGCGGTCAGTTCTAACACGTAGGCGCGATCGGCGGCGTCGCCGGATTGCGGCGCGGGCCGAGGCGGGTGGCGGAAGATTGACGGGCGCGGGGTGGACGAGTAGGTCGTCATTCGGATCCTTCCTTGAGCCAGCGGTTCGGTTGACAGGTGTAGCCACAGACGCCGGACGGGCATCGGGCGTCGAGAAACAAGCGGGCCGGGATGCCGTCGTAGCACACTAGGCGCGGCGGGGCGAGGTGCAGCGTCACGGATCCGGCGGACAAACAACCGGACGTGGCGAGGGCGGCGACGGCGACGAGGCCGCGCGCGGCGCGGATCATGGGCGGGCGGCCTCGTCGGGGATCGTGATCGTGAGGGCGTCGTCGTCGAGGCTGAACGTGTCGGCGTCGAGGTCGAGGGCGCGGAGCGCGGCGATCTGTTTGGCTTTGGCCTGTCGGGCGATGTCGTCACACCGGAGGGTGTCCGTGCAGAGGGCGCGGAGCTTCCAATAGGCCGCCGGGTCGAGGGTCTTAGTCATGCGGGCCGGGCCAGGGCGTCGAGGGCGGCGCGGAGGGCGGCGATCGCGGCGTCGTGGTGTTGCCAGCCGACGATCAGATCGGCGACGAATTTCGAATAGTCGGTCATCCAGGGCCGGGCGAGGCCGCCGTCGGCGGTCTGCTCGTCGGTGCCGGCGAGGACGGCGCGCGGGAACAGGGCGGCGACGTCTTGCGCGAACACGCCGCGATCGCGGAGGCCGTCGGCCTTCCAGCGAAAGTCATGGACGCGGACGGCGCGGAGGGCGGCGAGATCGGTGGCGGGGCCGTCGTCGTCTTTGAGGCGTGCGTCGGACGTGTTGCCGTAAACGATGGTGGTTGCACTGCTTTGGGCAATGTTGCCGGTCGCGGCGCCCGCACTGTTAAAAAAGAGGAGATAGTTGCCGGTGTTGGCGGGATTGGATTGTTTCATGCCGAGGCCGATATTGGTCACGCCGTCAAAGCCGACGAGGAGTTTGGCGCCAACGGACGCGGCGGCGTCCGTGCCGCCGATGGTGAGGCTGACGTTGACGGTTTGTATACCCGTGAACGTATTCCCGCCGGCGAGTTGCGCGGCCTTCGCGAGCGAGGCGTCGATCGGATCGAGGAGGACGCCTTTAATCGCGGCCTTGTTCCAGATCGAGCCGTCGAGGTTTTGGCCGGTGTCGTCGACGAGCGCGGTCCAGGGGGCGCGGTCAATAGTGATAGCCATAGGGTTCCTAGCTCGTCACGTCCAGGGAGGCGCCGAGGCGCCGCAAAATATCGTCGAGGGAAAAGCGGACGGACGACGCCGTCACGGTAAAGCGCGGATAGAGGCGCGGCGCCAGGTTGATTTCGGTGATCGTGACGTCTTGGATCGTGAGGGTCGCGCTAATCGCCGGCGTCGTGAGGTTGATCACGATCGGTTTGCCGCTCTTCGTTTTCACGTCGCGCGTCGCGTACGGCACGGTGCGGATCGGGTAGCTGTATTGCTTCAGGTCGGCGTCGCAGAGTTGGATCAACGAGGCTTCGCCGCGTCGTTCGTCGGTGATCAGGTGTTCGATCACGCCGTCGGTGCCGTCGACGGCGGCGATCGCGGATTGCGCGGCGGGGTCGTTGCGTTCGACCCACAAATTAATCGGGGCGCCTTTGATCAGTTTGGCAAAGAGGCCGGTGTTGACGAGCGCGGGCGGATAGAGGCCGGTGACGCCGAGCAGGGCCGCCGCGCCGGTGATCGTCGAGTTGTACGAGACGGTGGCGGTAATGGCGCCGGGGCCGGTGGCCGGAATGCCGGTCAAGCTGTTGCCGCTAATCCCGGTATAGCGGATCGTCTGTTGGCCGTTGCCAATGATCGCCCAGCCGCCGGCGGGGTTCGCCCAGCCGGCGCCGGCGACGATGATCGCCGGACTGCCGGCGAGGACGGATCCGGCGGGTTGCTGAATGCCGGACGTGTCGCCGGTCGGCGCGTTGAATTGCAGGGCGGCGTCGGCGTAGGTGTCCGTAAAGCCGGTGACGGTGTTGTTGCCCAGGCCGGAGACGAGGCGCAATTGCGACGAACCGGCCGCCGTGCGGTACACGTAGCGGTCGAGGACGGTGGCCGGGCCGATCGGAATGCCGGTGATCGCAACCGTGGCCGCCGTCGCCGTGTTGGTGGCCGGCGCGTTGGCGCCGAGGGCCGCGTCGAGGTTGGCGTCGCTATAGGTTTGCGTCGTGTTGTCGGCGAGCGTCGCCAGGAGCTTCAATTGCGATCCGCCGGCCGCCGTGCGATAGAGCTTGCGGCCGGTCGTGCCGGCCGGGCCGAGGGCGACGGTGATCGGCACGGCGCCAGGGCCGGCGCCGCCGCCGCCGGGATACGGGATAGTCCCGCCGTATTGGCCGAGGAGGTAGCCGAGGACTTGGAGGCCGGACGTGCCGGGACTGTTCGCGACGGATCCGAAATAGAGTTGAATCCAATACAACGGGCCGGCGTTCACGCTCGCGAAAAAATGGATCCATTTCACGCGGGGATCGGGTGAGTAATAGCCTTGGACGTAGGCTTGTGAGAGAAACCCCGAGCCGGGAAAACTCTGCGATTCGACGAGCGTATAGACGTTCGACGCGGGACTCAGCCAGGTTTCGGTGTTTTGGAGGTCTTGCGTCGAGGAATAGGTGTAGTAGAGCGAGACGTGGGCGCCGACTTGCCAGGGGCCGGTCGGGCCAAAGCCTTCGCCGGTTTGATACGTCGAGAGCACGGGGGCGCCGGTCGGTTGCGCGAGTTCGGGTTGTCCGTAGATCGCTTGGGCGCCGGGGATCGTTTCGCCGGCGGCGTTCGTGAACGTCGCGGCATAGGTGTAGGTGCCGGGTTTCGGGGCGGCGCCGCCGGTCGGGATGCCGGGCGCCGGGGCCGTCGGCGGCGTCATGGTGCCGGTAATGTTGACGGTGGCGCGCGGGCCGGGGAGGGATTCGCCGGCGGCCGTCTTGAACGTGACGGCGTAGTCGTGGACGCCGAGCGTGACGCCGGCGCCTTGCGTGATCGTCGCGACGAGCGGCGCGGAGGGCGCGATGCCGGGGCCGACGACGGTGCCGCCGCCGGCCGGCATCGTGCCGGTGTAGCGGAGGCGTTGCGTTTCGGTGACGGCTTGGCCGCCGGCCGGGTTAAACATCACGGCGTTACTAATCGGGACGATCGGATCGTTGGCGGCGACGTCGCCAATGATTTCCTCGGCGTAGCCTTTCCCAAAGACTCTGGTACGGACTTGTGAGGTATCGGTCGAGACGGCGATCGGCGGATCGTGGAGAAACGGATGCGCGGCGTCGATCGGGTCGGGCGCGTCGGTGGCCTCGGTCGTGAACAGGTGTAAAACCTTGTCGTCCCAATAAAAGTAGCCGCCGATCAGTTTCGCGAGTTGGCGCAGACAGCCGTCAAAGCCTTCCGTACTGTCAAAGTTGACGGACACGGCCGGGAGGCCGGCTTGCACACCAGCGGCGGTAAAGCCGGGGGCAAAGGTGGTCACGAGCGTTTGTGCGATCGTCGTCGCCGAGACGTTGACAAACTGGCCGTACGGGAGTTTCCGATTCGCCAAGGGCGTATCGTCGATCGCTTGGCAGGGATAGACGGTGTGTTTGGGGCGGCCTTCGAACGTATAGCCGACGGTTTGGAGCGGGCCGGCAAAGAGCGTACGCGGCGCGTTGCTGTTAATGCGGACGGTGAGGCGTTGGCCGACGGCCGGCGGCGTCGCGGCGTCGATCACCAGGGCGCACGTATTCGGCGAGTCGTTGATCACGTCGTGGATCGTGACGGAGTTGTACCGGACTTTGACGGGCGCGTCGTTGAGGCGGATCGTCGTCCAGTGGTCGCGGTCGGCGCGGAGCGCGGCGGACAGGTAATTGAGGCGAAACCCGAGCCGCGAACCGACGATCCCGTACTGCGTGTTGGGGGGTGCCATTACGACAACCGTGTCGAACGCATGACCGAGCGGGTGATCGCGTCGGCGACGCGGCGTGCGATGTTGGACTCGGTATCGACGATGTTGAACGTGTTGGCGATGACGACGCCGCCGGCGCCGTTGGGCGCGATCGTGCCGTTGGTCGCCGGCAAAAAGAGTTCTGGTCCCTGTTCGCCGACGAGGTAGGGCGTCCCGGCGGTGACGGGGCCGCCGGCCGCGCGCGTGGACAGGCCGCCGATCGGGCCGGAGATGATCCCGCCGGCGGCCTTGTACGCGGCCTCGCCTGCCGTGTCGCCGCCATACATGCCGATTCGCGCGGCGCCGTTGGTGCCTTGCGGAAAGTACTTGTCCATCAGGTCGCCGAGCGATTGCGCGGCGCCGGCGGCCAGGGCGATCGAGCCGGTGAGGGCGTCGACTTTGCCTTTGGCGGCGTCGGTTTTCTGGTTGACTTTGTCGTGCGCGGCGCCGGCGACGTTGCCGTAATTGTCGGCGGCGGCTTGGGCTTTTTCGTAGGTGTCGCGGTATTTCTGGATCGTTTCGTCGGACCAGTGGCCGACTTGCGTTAGGGCGTAGTCGAGGTTGCGTTTGGCTTGGTCGGCCGTGGCTTGGAGGCCTTCCCGCGTCTCTGTCTGTTCGGTCTTGTTGAGGGCGGCGACGTCGAGGCCGGCTTGCCGCCAGAGTTCGACGTATTTCTTCGTCAGCGCTTCCCAGAATTCCGTATTCGCGGTGCCGGCCTTGACGGCGGCGGTGACGGTTTCCTGATACCAGGCATCGATCGCTTGCGTCGCCTTGTCATAGCCGGACGCGGTGTACCGGCCGACGAGTTCGTCGTAGTCGTGCCAGAGTTTTTCGTTTTGTTGGGCGATATCGGCGTTTTTCTTGGTCGTCTCGTTGACGGCCAGGGCGCGGTATTTCGCTTCGATCGCGTAGATCCGATCTTGGAGTTGGTCCGCGTCGGCGATCTGGCGTTCGGCCTCGGCAATGTCGGCGTTTTTCTTGGCGTCGAGGACGGCGAGTTTCGAGGCGAGGGAGTTTTGATCGAGGTTCGCTTGCGCGATAAAGGCCTCGGCCCAGACCTTGGCGGTATCCTCGGCGGCCTTTTCCCAGGCCTTTTCGTACTCGGCGGCGGCGCGGGCGTTGGCCTTGACGGACTCGGTATTGCGATCCCAGGCGTCGGTTCCCGTGCCGATCACGGGCGCCAGCTTGGTGACTTGGCCGCGCGTGCCTTCCAGCGTCGCGGCGAGGCCGTCGAGGCCGGCGGTGAGGTCGCCAATGGCGCCGGTATAGAGGCGGTTGCTGTTGACGACGGCGGCGTTGTCGGCGAGAAAGCCTTCCGACATGCCGTGCATCTGGACGGCCATGTCTTTCAGGCCGGCGACGCCGGCTTTGAACGTGTCCGTCCAGGCGATCGGGTTGATATATTTCGTCGCGTTCATGATCGCGACTTGGGCGTCGAGGTAGTAGCCGGCCATGGCCGTGACGGACGCGCCGACGAGGTCGGCGGCCATGCGGAGGTTGGTGTAGGCGTCGATCGCGAGGCTCACGGCGGACAGGCCGAGACTCAGGCCGCGCGCGAGCAGGATCACGGCGTCGGACACGAGGTTATTGGCCGTCGCGTTGTCGTTGAGTTCGCCGGTGGCGTCGGTGATCGCTTTGGTGACGGCGTCGATCGCGGTGAGGACGGTCGTGTTTTGCGTGAGGAGGCGGCCGACGGATTCGTGGACGTTGTCCCAGGCGTTGGCGAGTTGCAGGAGGCGGCCTTCGTAGGTGCCGGCGAGGGCGGCGGCCTGTCCGCTAAATTTCTCGTTGATTTGGCCGAGCACGTAGCTAAAGCCTTCGGCGGCGACACGGTTGGCGTCGAGCGCGATGCCGGACTTTTCGAGCGCGGTCGTGTTGCCGTTGGCGGCCTTGGCGACGAGGGCGGCGGCCTCGGGCAAGTCTTTGCCGAGGCCGGAGGCCAGGTTGGTCGTGGCCTGTAAGGCCTTTTCCATGTCCTTCGGCATGACGTTGCCGACGAGGACGAGGAGGGTTTCGGCGGCGGTGACGGCGTCGTCGGAATAGATCGTCGTCTGTTGCAGGGCGGCGGCATAGCCGTCATAGGCGGCAATGACGGAGGGGACGGCCGTGCCTTGGGCTTGGAGCGCGGCGTGCAGTTGGACTTGGGCTTTTTCGGCGCCTTCGGCGGCGGTGACGGACGCGGCGACTTCCGACGTCAGCAGTCCCCAGGCGCCTTTGATCGCGCCGATGATCGCCTCGGCCGTCACCATGGATCCGACGAGGTTGGTAAAGGAGACGCCGAGGGTGTCGGTTTGTTTGGCGGCGCCGCCGGCGGCGTCGGCCAGGGCTTGGATCCGGTCGGGGACGGCGATCCCGAGGGCTTGCATTTTCGCGGCGGCCTCGGCGGCGACGGTGCCGGCGCGTTGCAGTTCGTTGGCGGTTAACGTCGTGACGCCGCCGGCGCGTTCGATGGCCTCGGCCATCAAGTCGGCTTGCTGAATGATCTTGACGCCGGAGAAGCTGTTCGCGAGCGTGGTGAGCTTGCCTTGCGCGGTCGAGGCGCCATCTTCGAACGTCTTGAGCGTGACTTTGGCCTCGGCGACGGCGTCGGCGAACGGCTGAAAGTCGGCGTTAAACGTGCCGGTGACGGCGGCCATTAGTCGTCGGCCTCCCGGTCGTCGGGGTCACGCGGTGTCTGTTCGGTCAGGAGTTCGCTCATTACGGCGTCGTAGTCATCAGGATCAAGGGATCGGACGTCGTCGAGGGTCCAGCCGCAGCGGCGGGCGATGCGGATATCGGTGAGGATCCGGTCGCGCCAGTGGGGATCCTTTTTTTTTCGGCGTCGCGCGCGGCGGTCATGGCGCGTTCGTGGGTTTGGATCGCGTCTTTGATTTCGAGGAGCGAGGCGTGATCGAGGCTATCGAGGGCGGCGCGGAGCGTGTCGAGGTCGGGCGCGCGGTGTTTGTCGGGCCGAATGACGACGGGTTCGTCGTCGTCGTCACAGAGGTTCCAATCGAGGAGATACGCTTCGATCAGGGCGACGCCGGACTCCAAGGGATCCACTTTGAGGCGGCCGTCGACGCCGGTCGTATAAATGCGCGCATAGGCGGCGCGTTGTTCGCCGGCGGTCAGGCGTTTGCGGATCGTGAGTTGGTCGCCGTTGTCGAGCGTGAGGACGACGGTTTCCGGCCGGACAAAGCGGGACATAAACGGTTACTCCGGTTTCCCTAACTTGGCGGTCAACGATCGGCCGGCGACGGTGACGGGGCCGACGATCGGCCAATACCAAAACCCGCCCAGGTGCCCGCGCGGCGCCGCAAAGCGGAGCCGGCTTTTCAGCAGGATCGGGTTGACGCGGTCGGCGCCGGCGGTGAGCGTCCACGTCCCGGCGATTTTCTGGATCTGCCAGTCGTGGAGACAGGCCGCCGGCGCGTACGCGGCGAGGAGTTCGGCGCGCGGGCCTCGGACGCGGATCGAATCCGATCCGCCGTTGGCGAACACGGCGTCAGCCTTCGGTTACGCGGCCTTCTCGGCGCGGCGCGCGGCGAGCAGCGTGCCGCCGGCGAGGGTCCAGGGGCCGGCCGCCATGAACGATCCCGAGACGGCGGGGGCGCCGTCGACGGAACAGTCAATGTCGGCGTCCATGTAGGCCAGGCCGGACCAGAAAAACGTGGCCTCCGTCGTGTTGGGGATGAGTTCCAACAGGCCGGGAATTTCGGCGTCGGCGGCCTCAAAGAGCGCGAGTTCGTCGGAGTTCCAAAATCCCGATACGCTTCCCGAGACGTCTTTCATACCCGGTATATACACTTTATTTACGTC